TGCCGTGTTGTTCCAAAGTATAGTAGGCTTGCTTGTTGAACCACCAAACTCAAGTCCCGCTCCGTCCGTAGCTGCTAATGACGAGGCATTCTTTGCAAACCTTATCGTAGTATCTTCAACGTCAAGGTTCGCTGTGTTTATTGTCGTTGTTGTTCCGTTTACAGTTAGGTTGCCAGTGATTACGGCGTTTCTACCTACTGCTATATCTCTCGTAACTGTTAGGTCTTGGCTTACTGTTGCATCTGTAGTAACTGTTAAATCGTTACCTATCGTTACATCATCAGGTAGCGAGATAGTTACAGCTGCGGTCTCTGAGCCTGAGCCTGAAACAGTTATCTCGTTTGACGTTCCAGCAATAGTTGCAACGTAGTTTCCTGTACTTTGTGTCCCTAAAGTAACAGCATTATTTTTAATGTGGTTGTTGCCTATAGAATCATCTGCAACGTCTAGCGTTACTGCTGCTGACTCAGAGCCACTATTGGCAACTGTTATCGTGCCATCGCCTGAATCAGCAATCGTAGCGACATAGTTCCCTGTAGTATCTGTGCCTAACGCAACTGAGTTTGCTTGTATCGTTGCTGTCAGCGTTCCCGATGCTAAATCTGTTACTGTTACTGAACCTCCAAGATCACCCGCGAGAGTAATAGTGAAATCATCTACGTTCGCATCTATGGTTCCGTCACTATCTTGATACGTTAGTGATATACCGCTTTCCGTGTTTGAGGAAAGCATAGCTCCTACAATATCTTGGATTCTTTCTGCGTTGACAGTTACATCACCTGAACTAACTGTGAAGTCTGTTGCATCAAATGAGGCGATACCTTTGTTAGAGTCGGTGGCATCTTCCGCGCTGATAGTAACTCCTGCAGACTCACTACCACTTCCAGAAACATCTATTCCTTCTCCTGCGGAAATCGTAGCAACGTAGTTACCCGTTGTATCAGTACCAAGAGCCACCGAATTAGCCTGTATGGTCGTTGATATGGTGACATCACCTAAGTTAGTGATAGTCCCGCTACCTGCAACATCTCCACTAAGAGTTATGTCAAAGTCATCAACATCTAGGTCTATTGTCCCATCTGAATCTTGGTAGGTAACCGCTATACCACTTTCAGTATTACTACTGAACATCGCTCCAACTAAATCTTGAACATGCTCTGTGTTCAGGCCTAGTGTTATCGCTGCTGTTTCGCTTCCAGAGTTTGCAACATCAATACCTGTGTTGCTCTGCGTTATAGTGGCTACATAATTTCCTGTCGTATCAGTCCCTAACGCTACGGCATTATTTACTATAGTGGCCGTAAGTGAAGCACTTGCTAAGTCCGTAATAGTTACGGAGCCTGACAAATCCCCTGCTAAAGAAATCGTGAAATCGTCAACATTGAAGTCAAGCGTCCCGTCTGAGTCTTCGTATGTGACAGCTATACCTGACTCGGTATTGCTTGTGATCATACCGCCTACGGTATCTTGTATTACTTCTGCTAAAGCTGTTCCGTTGACCGTGATAGCGTCGGCTTCAAGCGTTCCGTCTATATCGGCATCACCTGAAACATCAAGGCTTCCTGCGTCAAGTTCCCCTGTTAGAGTTACATTCCTGAACCCTGTTATGTCTTTGTTTGAGTCTACGGCTAATGCTTTGGAAGCAACTACTGTTCCTGTTGTAGTCCCGTCAAGTAGATTTATTTCAGCTGTAGTTAGAGTTGCGCCATCAAGTATCTCAAGTTCAGCTTCCGTGATCGTCGCGTTACCTATTACAAAACTCGTAGCGGTGATAACAGTACCCGTGATGGCTACGGCAGTATTCGCCCCAATGACTGAGTTATCAATCGCTGCGCCTACTAAACTACCTCCGTCAATATCAGGGTTATTGATATCCCCTGTGTTGATTACAGGACTCGTAAGCGTTTTATTAGTTAATGTTTGCGTTCCAGTTAGAGTAGTAACTGTTGAGTCAATGTTGAAGGTTATCGTGTCATCACTACCTACTGAGTCAAGACCTGTCCCGCCAAGGATGTTCATGACTTCTGAGTTGATCGTTACGCTTTGATTACCGCCAGTATCTCCTTGGAAGCTGATGGCCTGTGCTGCGTTCTGAGCGTCAACATAGCTTTTTATTGATTGTTGAGTAGCAAGTTTAGTATTGCTGTTACTACCCATGTTATCTTCATCAAGTATTCCTGTAACAGAAGCACCACCAGTAGTGAATTGAAGATTATATAATTTGGCCGTCAGGGATTGCGCTGCTGTTGATTGCGAATCTACCCATTGAGTATTTCCGTGATCATAAACTAAAAGGCTTCCTGCGGTTGAAGCTGTGCTGTCTGCGACCGACCTACCAAGTATTGTATTCGGTCCCGCAACACCTTGTGTTCCTACTGTCGTTACCGATATATTGGAAACGTCAGAAACAGTTATGCTATTTACTGTGCTCATCTAGACACGTTCCTCCTGACGCTGTAGGTTCCCTCAAGTAGCCGAGTTACGAATCCCGCAGAGTTTGTTATTTCTAAATCGTAATATCCGTCTCCCGCAGTCAAGGCATCTGTTTCGCTTGCTGTGAGAGTTAATGTGACAGTACCCGCAGTACCGCCTAATGCTATTCGGCTGTTGCCTGTGGTGAGAGTGAGAACAGTGCTTGATTGTTCAGGGTCAGTCCTCAAATCCATTTCGGCAGAGGTGTACCCAGTCAAATTGATGAGGGAATCAGAAGAGTCTTTTAAGGTCAACGTCTGACCGAATGTCGCTCCTTGTTCTATTACAAAATGATGATAGCCTGCGCTCATAAATACATATTCCTATAGTCGTCATGGCATCTACCATCCTATGCTTCTGCATACCTAATATTAACACTCTTTGACTTAAGAATCTTTTTTCTTAGTCGTTCTTTTCTTGTAAGTGCGTTTCTTCTTAGGAGCTTTACCACCCTCATATGCTTCATTCACTTCAGGAGTTGAAGGGTCATCAGCTTTGTAGTGTCCTTTGTCGTCTCTTGCCCTTTTAGGCTCTTCAACAGGCTCTACTTCGCCTTCTTCTACAACATTCTCAGATTGAACGTCTTTCGTTTCAATCGCCCATCCATTGTCTACGAACGAGTCCATGATTGATTTCTGCCAATCTTCTTTAGCATCAACCACTTCACCCGCTTCATACAATTTTGTCTCCGTCCCGTGTGAATTGGAAGCTGCTGGTTTAGGTACTAAAATTTTATACGCCATAACTTACCTTCCTTTTCAAAAAAAGAGGAAGGGGAGTTGCCTCCCCGACCTCTGAGTTAACACAATTAAGCATCGCTGCTGTGTCTAGCTGCACCCTTGACTACGCTAACGCCGTAAGGAGTACCATTGCTGTGCGTACCTGTGTGGTCTGCAACAACTCTGATATACCTTGCACCGCCGACATAACCGATGGTGGCAACAGCAGGAGCTTCGCCATTTGCATCAAAAGTTGCAAAAATGCCGTCGCTGTCTACTGTTCCTTCTGTAACCGCTGTGCTTGATGAAACTGCGGTGAAAGTACTGTTGTCTGAACTCTCTTCAAGTTTGAAATCAATCTTGACTGAAGTAGACAGAGTATCTCCCTCTGCACCCATATCAACCAACACCATAGCACTTTCAAAACCTTGAAGGTCTACTCCAGTACCATTAGCGTCTGCGGTTCTCACAGCAGGAGCCAATGATTGGATCACTGCAATATTATTTGCTAAATCTTTCATTATGTCCCCCTTACGCTGAGATGTTTTGTTTAACTATCGCCTCTGCTTGAACGACCTGTCCACCTACCCTACGTCTAGCAATGTATCTAACATTACCAGTTGTAGCTTGAGTGAATGGGTCACGCAATACTGCAAGAGACACCCTATCAACAATCATATATGCCCTGTTGAAATCACCGAAGATGATGGGCTTAGCACCCGCACCTACATCTGGCATATCTGTTGCCTCAACGAAAGGATAACCAAGGATAGTTCCTGTGGCTCCGCCAGTTAAGGACATGTTGGCCTGAAATACATACTGACCTGCAGTATCTTTCAGCTTTCTGATGGCAGCTAATGTGCTTCTGTTGAATACAAACGTACCATTCCTTCCGTACTCAGACTTAATGCTGTGTACTAAAGTGATTAGTCCGTCTGCCAACAATGTTGACGCATGACCAGAGTTTACTGAGCTAACATTAGAGTTAGTCAATAGACCTTCTGGCTTACCAACAGCATCACCGCTTACGAACGCTGCACCTTCAGCTTTAGCGAACTGCTCACTGAACTCAGATTGCATTTCTGCTTCTAAGTTGAAGACTGTGTCTTCTAGGTCTTGCTCAGAAATGTCCACCAGAGCGTATTGCTCGTGCGCAGGGATTTCTTCAAGGCCTACTGTGTAACCAGTTGTTTCGCTTCTGGTACCGCTTTCAGCGACCCACTGTGCTGCGAATTGTCCTGTTCTTTTAGGAACTTGGATGCTTCTTTGCCCAGTAGAACGAACTCTAGCTAAGCCACGAATAGGCGAGATTTCAGTTACTGTTTTAAGTAACTCTCTCACGTACTCAGGTGGTGCTAAATATCCGCCTGTGCTGTCATTACTGACAGTCAACGCTTTCTTTTCCATTTGATCAAGATTATCAATGCCTTTTCTGCAATACTTGTCAAATGCTGCCGTATGCTCGTCAATGCTTTTCGCATCAAGTCCTGATCCTGGTCTTGAAAGAACAGTTTCAATCTTTGCTACCTTTTCATTGATTTGAGCACTCTGCTCTTTGGCTTCATGTATGGCTTCTTTACTATCTGCTAGTTCGTCCAACTTCGCGTTGATGTTTTCTAACTTGCTCTCCAGTAAAGCATCCACACTTTCGCCTTTTTCAATCTTATCAATGCGCTCGTCATTCGTTTTCTTGAACTCTTGAAACGTCTGACCTAACTCACTGATAACCGATTTAATATCTTCTGACATAATGCCTCCTATTAGATATTTTTTAAGGTTAAAGTTAAGTGTTTAATGGCGTCTACCAATTCAGTATTTTGCTCAACATCTCGTTGAATAAATACTTCATGTACAGCTTTTGCTGCCATTTTTGCTTCTGAACGAGAAAGAGAGAAAGCGTCTCGCATTCCGTTTTCCCATTCCCTAATAGAAATAACCTCGCCTTTCACACTACGAATCCTTGCGCTAGGATTCATCGGAAATGTAACGAGAGATACTTCCATTAAATCTACCTCACCGATCATGCGTTTTCTTGAACGCTTGTCGTAAGAAACCTCATCAGGATTTGCTCTGAACCCGATTGACATTCCATCAATCGCTCCCATCTTGAGAAGTTCATAAGCGTCACGACCTGCCGTTGTCTTCAACGCAAGTCTACCCTTCACATATAATCCGTTATTGTCTTCTTTAATATCTTCAAGTATGCCTATGGGCATATCTGACTTATGTTGATAAAGAAGTTTGATTCCCTTGACGCCTCGCGCCCGAAGGGATTTTTTGAATGCGCCCGTCTTGATGACATCGTTACCAAGATCGGTGTTATTAAATACTGATGCGTACCCTTCAAAACGACCATATTGTTTGTCGTCTTCATCTTCCTCGTACGCTTTGATTTCAGAGAGAACGTCTAGATATTCACTTTCAATCTCTTCGCTCTCTTCTTTTTTGTTTGGTTTTTTAGGCTTGTAACCCGTTACGTCTCTTCCGACTAGCTCAACGTATTCATCATGGGTTTCGCAAGGCATGAAGATTTCATTTCCATCTTCATCGTGTGAATGACTACCAACGCAACCGATCTCCTCCGCTCTTGCATTTGCTTCGGCTTCAGTTGTAAAGACATCTCGTCTTATTTGCTCTTTAACTTCATTCTGTTTAGAATCTTCGTCGGAATCGTAGTCACTACTACAGACAGTTAGCTCTTGATTAGTTTCTGAATAATCGCTGCTCATATTTCTGTCTCCAAATCATATTATAGTATAACATCCCCTTTTCATAATAGGTTTGGTAATACAATATAACCAATTTCTTAGTTTACCACAATATCTTGCTGATCTGCGTAAACTATTACACACCTGCAATTTATCGTGTTTTTTGCACCGCCTCTAGGATCACCAACGTGCGCCATCGGCATCCCCCCTATCATAAAATCTTCTTCCATTTTGCGCGTCTGACCATTCGCGAACCTGTGGTTGTCCCGCGTTCGGCCATCTGCAACTGAAACCCATCGCTTCACCATATCAATATCTAGGTTATCTTTCACGGTAGAATGATACCTATGATTTGCATAACCTGCTGCGTTATGAGTTTCCGTTCTTGCAATCATTGCTGCCCGACTTCTAGCGAAAGGCATTGCAAATTGCGCGATGTTCCTAGCGATTTGTTGCAACGTGAGATTGTCTGCCCTTCCTTTTTTTATAATCTGATCTATCTTGTTTGCGATGCGTACTGATATACCTGCTAAGACAAGTTGCCTTTCCCTGAAGAATCTTCGCACCTCCCTTTCAACATTCACGTTTCTTCCAAATACAACCGCTTCTAAATCATCTTGTTTTGTTCCTAGGTCATATGTTTCTGTGTTGCTTGCGTATACCCTCTGAAAAACAGTTCTGTAAAACTCCTCCAACACGGGCATCATCTCTTCGTTCAAATCTCTAATCGTTGACGAGCGTTCAAACGTCATGAACTCACCATACAAGTAAGCTCTTGATTTGATTATCTTGCTGAATGCTTTGAACAGCCTGCTATAAATTAATCTCTCTAGGTTTTTGCGTAATGCTATGTTCCTTCTAATTTCGGTGCGCGTTCTGACACGCCCTCTGCGAAAGCTATGAAACTCCTTTTGAGTCAGCTTCCTAAGAGCCGTCATTGATTATGCGACCTAAGTTTCTGTTGACGTACCCATTCTTCAAGTTGCTTCTTGGTCTTTGTCTTTTGTTGTTGCTGTTGCTGTGCCACTTCATTTTTTTGAGCTTAGTGGGTGACCTTTTGGAAATAAGTCTTGATCATGCTTGCCTCCTCTGAATCTTCCCGTCCTCAACGCACTAAGGAATGAATTTACTCTGGCATACGCCCACTGGTCACTACTATTAACGGAAGGCCTAACTGACTGCGGGTTTGTATTGTAAGCACCCACTCCTCTCCTAAAGACGGCCTCCAACATTCTCAAGGTCGCTTTTTTGGTGGGTTTGTCGCCATACTTTTCATTGTGTTTAGCGACCTTGTTCTTCAACCCTTCCTTTACCTTACCGCTTAATGCTTTGTCGTCCTCAGGAGCCTCTACGTGCGTCTCAAGTTCATCAAAATCATCTTCGGCCTTTGACTCTTCTCTTTCTATCTGATCCCGTTTTTTTCTCGCCCATGACTGACCTGCGTCGCCACCCCATAATGCCCACGCTATCCTTCCGTTGCTCGGATATCCGTCTTCCCCCTGTCTAAACCCTTCGGCTTGCTTGTCAACTTCGTGACGTGAGAAAAAACTGTGCATACGCTTGATTGTATCTATTGAGAGGGTTTCTTTGTTCTTGATTTGGTTTGCTCTTGTGAGTCCAATTCTTGTTCCTCCTCTCCCGAACTCTCGGTTCCAGTTGAGTCCTCTTTCGGCTTCTGTGACCATTCCATCTGTTGGAACTGTGTCAATGTCAGATAACGCCTTTTCTTCCTCTTCTTCATCTTCAACTTCGTCTAATAATGGATCATCTGGTTCTTCTGGAACTTCACTACCGAGCGGGAATAAAGTTGCTGATATATAAATGTCATCTCCGCCTTCTATCGGTGAAAGACCAATCTGTTCCCTTGCTTCGTTTCTAGTTATGATCCCATGTTGTACCGCTTGTGAGATATTTTCATATATCCTTCTTCTTCTCTCAGCTAACGCGGGTATCTTGTCAATGTCATATTCAAACGAGAGCCTTTCATCATACTGAGGGAATAACCACTCGTTCATGTCAGACTCAACAAGCCTTAATAAAGGTATGATTGTTTCTTCATACAAGGCAAGTCTTGCTTCTGCTACGTTTGCATAAGTTTGCGCATCAGGTACGCCTACTAATTGACTAGGTACTCCAAAGCACATCGCTATATCTGTCGCTGACATATGCTTAAGGTTTAGGAAGTCCATGTCTTTAGGACTAAGTCCCATCTCTTTCCAATCAAAGTCTCCTTCAAGCAACATCGGCCTTCCAGTGTTTTGAGTACCGCTGAATCTATTATTTAAGTCTGTTAGTAATTGCTGTCTTTGAGATTCAGATAAATTGACTTGCATGCCTGAATCGTCTTTTGGTTTGAAAACAACAGCACCACTCGGACGCGCTCCATTATTCAAGAGATTGATATTGTGTTTAGAGGATAAGTTGTGTTGATCAACCTCTACTGCTGCTGCAGATAACGGAGAGCATCCATAAAAATCATCAAGCGGGTTCCACAGCTTTGTGTGTTTGATTTCTGATTCGCCTGTGTTCTGGTCTACTAAGTAAGTGTCTTGTATTCTTCCGTTAAGTATATACTCATATCTGTCAGGGATAGGTCTCCCACCGCCTTTGATAACCATTCTATCTGGTCGCATTAGGTGAAGTTCAGATGGTACGCCACGTTCTGGTCCCACACGTAACGTGTAGTTGTTACCGCTTAGTAGCAAGTAACCAAACAAACTATTGAAGAATTCGTTGTAGGATTGGAGCGGGTTAGGTCTTTTGAGCAAATCTATAGCGGGATGGTCTTCTATTACGTTGTCTCCCGCTTTCAACATAAAAGGAACTGAGGCTGCTCCTTTTGATATTTCGTTTACGCATTTATAAACGATAGCGTTCTTCATGTAGCCTTCTTCGGCTAAATCTTCATATTTGTATCTCTTGGCTTCACCTGCTCCTATACCAAAATATCCAACCATTGAGCCAACTTGTTTTAGTTCTTGAGTTTGAACATTGAACAAGCGTTGAAAAAAGTTCCTGTTGTCTGCCATTAGCTAATCCTCCATTGTACGGTTCCTCTTGATCTGCTAAGTTCAGATAAACCCCATACTAGAGCGTCAAGCCTGTCTGGACTAGAGCCTGACTCTCCCGTATAGGTGCACATTTGTGACTCAAGTTCTGGGAATGTTCCCATATGATGCACTTTTTTTTGTTCGTATAAAGCAGAAATGGGTTCGGCACGCAATATCTTACCTCTGGTTGCATGAACCGAACGGAATGGTATGTTTGTATCTATACTTCTTAAAAGTCTCTCCACAAGATCACCGCCATTATTTACCTCTGCTACAATTCTATCTGCCTCCCAATCATAAAAAGCATTGACTGATATTCTACCCCATTTATCGGCAGAATACCTCCCTGATAAATCCTCAAGCACATAATACCTATTTTGTGCGTCTCTTCCGACAACTACTATACCTGTTTCATCGCTGTTAGGATTTGCAGTAACTGCGGGATCAATGGCAACAATAATCTGAGTTAGCTCTCTCTCCTCATTAATTAATCTCGTTTCATCAATCATCTTTGAGTTCCACAACGCGCCTTCAACATTGTCAACGATTTCCGCGTATAACTCTTGACGGCCTAACGTAGTTCCTTCATATCTTTCTTTGAGCATATCCAAGGCAGACTGTGCCAAGTTAGCTTCGTTCTCAAAAGTGTTCCCTCTGGTAACATGAACATCTTCACGTTCAACTAGCTTTTTTATCAAAGCGGTTGGTTTCGGTGTTGTAGTTATCACTGCCTGCGGTTTATCTCCTAAACGTAAACCAAACATCAACTGGTCAAATGCTTCTGGATATCTCCATGCTGCTAACTCATCGCACCATGCTCTATGAAACTGCGGTCCCCTGAGCCTGTCAGGATCAATCGCTGCATATCCGACTATCTTTGAGCCGTTGAACAATCTTATCTCAGAGGTTGAAGCGGAGTACCCTTTGAAGTCTCGGCTCTTTGCGAGGCAATCGTCAGGGATAATAGACATGAGGCCACTTGGTCCGTTGAAGCATACTCTGCGCAAGTCACCATGCGTCGGAGCCACAACTGCGCAAACTACGTTAGGGTGCGTCAGAGCGTAAGCTGCGATATCCTGTGCGCCTGTTCTCGTCTTACCCCATCCGCGTCCCGCTAGTATCAACCACAAATTATGGTCATCGGTAGGCTTCAGTTGCTTCGGTCTTGCAGACCTTCCCCACTTAGTGCGTAGTTGGAAGGCTGCTATCTCGCTTGGCTGCTTCAAGCTCGTCAAGGAGTTCCATAGCTTCTCTGAATGCTTCTTGCTGGATATTTGCATTTATATTTACGTTATGGGTTATCTCGCCTAATGCGAGTTTTGCTAATCTTTGTGCGGTGAACGCAGTGTTTGCTAAAGCGTGCATCTGTGAAGGTATCAATCCTTTCTTGCCTTCGTTGATGTCAACGGCGTTCTTGTTGATGGCTTGTCCGACTGTAGCCATTAGTGATTTTGCGATATTGAGACTAGTTGTATCAAACTTCTTTGATTCGGTAGCCTTTTGCTCTATGTCTTGTTCGTCTAGCTTGGCTACTAATTCCTGTTGATATTTCTCCCTCTCAAACTTCCAGTTCTCTTTGTTCGCGGTTCTGTAAAGCGTTGATTTGGCGACGTTATGAACCTTGTGCAACTCTTCAAGAGTAGGGTATCTGACCAACCCTTTTTCATCTTGTATGCCCTGAACAAACTCATTCCTCATCGCGGTTTTGAGGGTATCAGTTAGCTTCACATTGCGGGATTTTTTGTTCATAAATTCTCAGATTTTCTCACATGGTAATCTAAAATATACCAAAAAGGAAGAATACTCAATAATATTTATTCCAAAAAGGGTTGTCATTGTTCAGAGCACCGTTATACTGAATTCATAAATTGATAACTTGACAAGGAAATAAAATGAAAACAGCAACTACACAGGAATTGAAGGAACGCGCTCAAAAAGAGTGTGATGCTTTGTGGGCTAAATGTGCTGCTGAAGGTTTGCAAGAGCATGAAAAAACAGCTTTGACTTTGTTGAGTGAATGGTTGTTGAAGCAAGACTCTAAATAACTTTATTCCGAAATGGGTTGTCATTTTATAGAGAACCATTATACTGAATATATAAATTGACACGGAGATACAATGAATCACTTAACTTACAATGAAGCAATCAATGCTTTCCTAACTAAAGCGCAAGAGCTTTACCCTTCCTACGACAAAGTTCCTAGCGAAGACCTTTCATCATGCCGTATGGGTGGTTGGATCATCAAAGATGTTGACGACATGCTTATCGGTTGGTCTGGTCATCGCGGAGATATACAAGTCTATGACTATGTTCCTCAAACTACTGAGACTGTTAAGGAATACAGAGTTAAATAATGACTACTACGTTCCTAAGCAATTCTACTACAGGAACTTTGACTATAGGTTGCCCTTCAAATGCCATTACAACAAGCGGGACAGTCGCGGTAGGAACGTCAGCATCTGGCCTACTAATCTATAATACAGGAACTACTGGTCTTGGGTGTATAGATCCAAGGATAGCTAACTCTAGAAGACGTGAGAAAACGATATTAGAGGAAAACCTATCTGACACCACTCCGCCCTCAGAAACCACGCGACTACATCGCAAAATGGTTCGCGTTACGGATTTAGCTCGTCCTTCCATATATATACTCTACCGAGAACAACGAGTCATTTATGTTGGTCAGTCTGTAAACGCTTACCAAAGAATGAGCCAACACCTACGGGACAAAGAATTCACACATATACGGATTATGACTTGCCGTAAAGACCGCATGAACTACTGGGAACAAAAGCTGATAGACGCTTTGTCACCATTACTAAACGTAACACATAACAAACGCCGAAAGAGGAAAAAGAAACTGAGGTTAGTTTCATGATATTCCGTTTTGGGTTTTCTTTTTATAGAGAGGAGGTATACTGAAATTATGTCTATTGAATGCCTAAACCAAGCACTACGAACTGAGGGACTAACCCCAACAAAGAAATTCATACTGGTTATCTTAGCGAACTACTGTGATGAGCAAGGAACCTGTTACCCGTCATACAAGCACATAGCCAAGATGGTAGGCCTGAAAGATTCAGGAGGAGTAAAGAAAGCCATCAAAGAGTTTGAGCAACTCGGCTTACTCAGGATAGAAAACAGAATAGCTGAAAATGGTGGCTACACCTCAAACCGATATCACCTAACACTAGGTGGTAGTGCAGAAACCCCTAGGGTCACAGTAACCCCGAGGGAGAGGGTTCCAGAACCCACTAATACTAAAGAAGATACAAAAATATATAACGACGCATTTCAAGAATTTTGGAAACACTATCCAAGGAATGTGGCTAAGAAACACGCATATAAAAGTTTCCTGAAGTTTGATGAAAAACATTACGACAAGATCATTCATGGTGCTAAACACTTTGCACGTCTTAATGAACAAACTGAGGAACGATTCATACCCCACGCCTCAACTTGGCTTAATCAAGAGCGTTGGCTTGATGCGTTTGTAACTGATGAACATGGTTACATTATCGGTGTGAAGGAAATCAAAGAAGATAACTTGAACTCTAGTGCAGGGTAAGGAGATAAAATGAACGAACGAAAAGAGCCTATTGATTATGGAATAAAACTAAGGTCATTTGATCACGGAACTCAGAAGATTAAATGTCCTGAATGTCAACCGCACAATCACAACCCGCGCGACAATCCTCTATCAGTAACTATCAATGAAGAAGGAACAGTCTGGCTTTGCCATCATTGTGGCTTCAAAGGTAGTTGTTTCAAATACGACAGACCAAGCTACTCTGCTCACAAGCCTAAACGATATACCGTACCCGAAGCACCTAAAGCAAAAAACACGAACGGCCTATATGAGTTCTTCACTAAGCGAGGCATAAACAAAGAAACAGTTGATGCCTATAACATAGTTCTTGATGACAATGGTTGGATAGCGTTTCAATACTTTAAGGCGAACGGCAACCTTGCCAATATAAAGTACCGCTCCTTTGATAAGAAGTTCCGTCAGGAAAAGGACGCCGAACAAGTCTTATACAATTACAATCGCGTTCATAATCAAAACACAGTCGTATTCGTTGAAGGTGAAATGGACGTCTTGAGCGTAGACATGACTGGGTTCCATGCTACTTCCTTACCTAACGGCGCACCTAAAGAAGCCACGTACAGAAAAAACGATGCGAGATACAAAGCATTAGAGAACTGTCCGTTACAAGCTAAGAAGATAATTTTGTTTACTGACATGGATCAAGCGGGGAAGTCTTTGCATAAGGAACTGCTTCACAGGTTCGGTAAAGATATATGTTGGTACGTTCTACCGCCTGATGATTGTAAGGACGCCAACGATGTTCTTATGAAGCATGGCGTTGACGCTCTCAGGAAGTTGATATCAGAAGCTACTCCATACCCTGTTGATGGCCTATATACCGCCAACGATTATTACTCACAGATAATGGACTTGTATGATGGTAACTACATCAAGCCTATAGAGATTGGAATGAAAGGTCTTGATGAAATCTACAAGATTATGACGGGTACGTTTCATACGATAACTGGTATACCGAATCATGGTAAGTCAATCTTCCTTGATCAAATACTTCTCAATCTAGCTATCAACCATGATTGGAAGTTCGCAATCTTCTCACCTGAACATTCAACCGCTATGCACATCAGACGCTTGGTGCAAATGTATAAACAAAAGTCTTTTGATGAAGGCTTTGAGAATCGTATGGACAGAGACGAACTGAGTAACGCCGTAGAGTTCATACAGAATCATTTTTACTTCATTGAAACGAGAGATAGTGTTCCTGATATAGACATGATTTTGAATATCGCTAAGTCAAGCGTTTTCAAATATGGAATCAACGGCCTAGTCATTGATCCTTACAACGAAGTGAACGCTAAGCGAACTGGTAATACAAGAGAAGATGAGCATATACGAGACTTCATATCTCTTTGTAAGAGGTTCGCCAGAGTATACGAGATTGTTTGTTGGGTAGTTGCTCACCCTACAAAGCTACCTAAATCCGATAATGGAGCATACGCACCACCAACTGCTTACGACATAAGCGGTGCTGCTCATTGGCATAACCAAGCCGATGCAGTTCTTACAGTACACAGGGATTTTGAGGACAACACGACAAAAGTAATAACAAGAAAGATACGTGAACAAGACCTATACGGTAAAATAGGTGAGGTGAAGTTTGAATACGATATGTCTAAGAGATCGTTCAAACCCCACGTAAAGGAAGTGATGGCTGAGAATTGGAAAGACTATCGCTTCAAGGACGAATACTAATGAAAGCGAGAATATGCCTAAAGTATGACCTACCCATCCGCGTTGAAATGAACGCAGAATCAAGCGTAGATGTTCATAAGCGTTCCTATATTCATTATCTTGCTGAACACCAACATATACTAGGCGCGAAATGTTGGGCGACACATTGGCTTTTTGACGGCCTAGTTTCTGAACCTGTATCAGTAAGAGAGTATTTTGGTGGCGTTGGATTAATGTCCGTGATTCTTCAAAACACTCTAAACATTACTGACCACAAAGTAGGTGAGTTAGATGAAGAGTGTGTTGAGCAACTCAGCGGAGATGATCGTTGGATTGCCGTTCACGAAGATGCAAAACAAGCAATGTTGGATATAGATCATCATGACTTAAGAATATGTGATTGTCCTAGTAGTTCAGCTATAACGATGAGCAAAGCGTGGTCAAAACAGTATGATAGCGTGTTCAGTCAAGAGCCTTTGTATGTTTACTGGACAGACACCTCAGTATCATACCCTCTGAGCATCAATAGAACGCGATATGAGGCGTTATTAGGCCAAGACCTACATGATCATACCGATTACTTTCAAGCCTTCTCAGAATGGCTTTATAAACGCCACGGATATTCAATAATAAAGGTAGGTTATAGATACAAATCAGAAAAAGCTAAAGCTACAGGATACTGCCTAGCTATGAAAGGCAAACACGGCCTTGAAGAAAAGCACTTTCATGTAAAAGGGAACTCCGACGGGTTCATATTGTTATCATGATCGGTTCATACTGCGAACTCAATAATGAAACGCCAGTAAAAGACTTAGCGTTTGGAATGGACTTTCGTGAGCCTAAATACCGCCGTGAAGTGTTTATGCGCTTCTATGAGTTTCATCTGATACACAAGACACATCCTGGTTGCGTCTACTTCGCTTTCCCATGGCTAGAAAAATATCATCAACTCAATCACGAGCAAATGTTATGGATGGCTTTCATCAATGGCTGCTCACAAAACATCGTAACGACCAATCTGATATTCAATAGATACCCTGACGTAATGGAGATAGACCTTCACGAACTTAATACTTGGTGGAACAGCGTTCACCAAAAGTTCAAAGTTGGCGGTGGTTGGGATTTAGATAGGCGGTACTTCAAATTAGGCAAAACAGGATTCCCTGCTTGCGTTGAAAGGTATCAAACGCTTGTGCGTGTTTATGGAAGTCAAACTAATATGTTCAAAGACTTATGTCGTTCCAATGACAAATATGAGAACTATCGCCAAGTTTGGAAATACGTTCGCGAATGTTTTGTAACTTTTGGTCGGTTGTCTGCGTTCAGTTACATTGAGTATCTGCGCATAGTTGGCCTGAACGTAGATTGTGATGAACTTTACCTTGATGATATAAAAGGTTCGCGCTCTCATAGAAACGGGATATGCAAAGTCTTAGGACGTGATGACCTTGATTGGTGGAAAGATGAGGTCACCTATGACGAACAAACTATTTCATGGCTTACAGAAGAAGGAGAAAAACTTCTAGAAGAAGCTAGAGAACGTATTGACCACGAGGACGTAAGTTACTTTACCCTTGAAAGCACCTTATGTAATTACAAATCATGGCACAGGCCTGACAGAAGATATCCCAACGTCTACGCGGATATGTTTCACGACAGGATTAAATATGCTGAAAGTCAATGGGGAAATGAGTTTGATATTTTTTGGCAGATGCGGGACGAGTGTTTGCCTGACGAACTATTATTAGAAAAGAATCCAAGTGATGTTGGCGTAACAAAAATTAAGCAGAACCACTACCGCTTAACAGGTCAGCCTGTGATGATGGACACTATGTTTGATTGTTTTAAGAATGAATATAACGATTTAGTCAGAACCACCCAAGTCAAGAAAGCCTAAAATATCATCAGCTAAATCTTCTGTTTCTTGCAAGTTAGTCAACTCATAAGGCTCATGCGTTATATATTCGTTTTCCTTTATATTTTTGATTTTCGTGGTGCGACCTTTCAGAAACTTCTCGCTCTGAGTGTCCTCTCTGTCAATGTGTCTATGCGCTAACGTCATAGCGTTATTATTTAGAATGATAATCCGCGCCGTATGGGTGATTTGCAAGGCTAAAAGATTGTGTGCGGTAAATAGTCTATCGCCTTCAAAAACGATGTTGTATTTAAGTTCATCAACGAATTTGTCGTAATCCTTTTGTACCGCCATGGAAAGCTTATCAGTACCGCCAAACTTATCGCCTGCGGGATATAGGCCTAAGAACGCAGTATCACCAACTGTATAGCCTCTTAATAAACCGTACGCGAACTTCTTTTCAACCTTCGCTTTTTTCAGTATGTGCTTCATGAGGGTTGATTTTCCTGTCGCGGGAACTCCTCCAATCGCTACTGCTTTCATGCGTTTAGCTTATCTCCAATAACCCGATGTTGTGCGCGTTTCAGTTCTTCTTCCATTGAATCACAAAACTTCATATTCTCTCTGTAGTACGCAACTATTGATATTCTCTCGTAAGGGCTCTTCGCAACTATCTCTGTATTCCCGTGAAACTCATGAACATCAAAAAAACAAACATCACCACTGCCCAAATCAAAAGCACAGTCATAGCGTGGCATAACGGTATACCCGCCTTCATATTTACCTGCCCTTAAAACAGCCAAGTTGCCTAACCCTTCCTTCAAATCTCCCGCGTCAGTATGATATGCAGTCCTAAAGTTTTTGTTGACAGTAACTGTGGTGAAAACTGTTCCTCCAATAACAAAATCCTTATGAGTCTTTTCTATCATTTCTTTTTGTGCTTCATACCTTTCAGGGCACGCGTCCTCAAAAAGTGCGCTGATATATTGTAGGAAAGGAACACCGCGCAGATACTTCTCCCGTTCTAACTCTGTATATCTTGTCTGCCTGCAGTACGGATGCCTAGTATTTCTATCAAAGAAACCTGCGATACCTGAACTGACCTGAACTGCTCTGGTCGTTTTGGACATCGTTCCGTCTTTTTTGATCCGCTTGTACCTTAGGTTGCTTGTTGCAACATGACTCTTTTCAGTGTCAGTTAAGCTGCCTGCTGCTGCGCCTCTGTTCTCCGTTTTAACCGCTGCTGCTTTGAAGCCATGATAAGCCTCACGACATATTTCACTAGGTATCTTGCGCTTACGAAAGAAGAACAATGGTTCACCATTCTCTTTATAGGCATCGCAGTCATCGTTGATTAAAATTGAATAATCTTTATCAGTAGCAAATTTACCAAAATACTCTCTGGATTCTTCAAAAGAACATTTAGGTTTAAGTTTGTATGTTGGAATACTTTTCATACTCGCTCCTCACAGCTTGGAAAACAGCTTCCGAGGGATTCGTCATTTCGTATGCGGACATTAGATAGTCTACCCAAACAGAAAACTCTGCGTGCTTGTCTTTATCAAACAAAAGCGAAAACTGTTTTATGTTCGTTTCTAACAAGTCAATCGCATCTGCGGTATCTATACCATCTAGTATCTCGTCAACCTCAGGATCATCAAACTCCATGAGTGCGCCTTGCGTTAGCTTGGCTATTTCATCAAGATCAAACCCTGTTAACTTTAGATCAAAATCTGCATCAGTCAATTTAGCGAACTCTGACGCTAATAAATCTCTGTCCCACTCTGAAAAATCCGCGCTCTTGTTATCCATTATTCTGAACGCTGTTCTTTGTTCGTTCGTTAGGCCTTCGCCAATATGAACGGGAACTTCTTCATGGCCTAAAACCTGCGCTGCTTTGAGCCTTGTGTGACCTGCTAGTATTATTAGGTTTTCATCAACTATAATAGGCACCTTCCACCCAACAGCCTCTATGCTCTGCACGACCTTTTGCACAGCTTTGTCGTTTACTCTAGGATTGTCCTCATAAGGTATAAGGTCTTCGGTTTTCATCATAGTTACTTCGTAGCTCATTTTTCCTCCAAGTAGAAATCATTAGGCGATACCTCACCCTCTGTCGCTTCATGTATCAGAAGCATTTGTCGTTTCTTAGGTATACGCTCGCCCAAAACATACTTAGCTAAAGTACCCTGCGGAATGTGTTCGCCTGTCGCTGTGTTGACTTGTTGAATAAAAGCCATCTGCGTTAGGTTCCTACTTTTCAAGTAATCTTGTAGTGTCATCTTTCACTTGTTTTTATTCCTTTATGGAATTATACTGAAACGTACTATTTAGTCAAATGACAATACAATGAGGAGTATATAATGAGTAATGATCCATTCGCCGATCACGGCATTGACCATCTTTCCCCTAGTTCTATTAACGCTTATATCAATGATCCTTGTATCTGGATTATGAGATACCTATACGGCTTTCGTAATGGCGGAGGTCCCGCTATGTGGCGAGGCACTTGCGTTGACCATGCAGTTGGTCATTTTTACGGAAGGGGAACCAAAGAAAAGCCTTTGACAAAACCAGAGGCCATCAAAGAAGCTGAAATAGAGTATCAACGACTGCTTCACTTCTGCCACAAAGAATACCCTGACCAAATAATTGATGATGTGAAGTTTGGTCGCGAACAAAAACTTATCGGCTCTTTCACAGAGACTGCCATAGACTTCTATAGTCGTTTAGGCGAACCCGATGAGTATCAAAAACAAATTGAATTGAATATTGATTCTATACCTGTGCCGATAACAGGATATATAGACCTTCAATACGGAGACATTATTAGGGATATCAAGACTACTATGAGACTCCCTAGCAGTGTATCTGATGCTCATGCTAGACAGGTTTCTGTTTATGCTAAAGCAACAGATAGTAATCATGCTATGTTGGACTACGTTGTCGCTTCTGCCAAAAAGCAAGAAGTTGTTTCAATGCCTGTTCTCAATATAGATGGTCACATCAAGGTGGTAGAGGATATCGCTCTGGCGATCATGAATCTTCTATCTATTTCTAATGACAAATCGGTCATAGCTAAATGCTTTTATCCTGACACTTCATCTTGGATGTGGGGAGAGGACGAGAAGCGTTTCGCGAAGACCATATGGAGTATGTAAAATGAAAGATATATTGAATCTTTGCATAAACGAGATAGCCAACCTCACTAACGAGGATAAGGTTAATATCAAAGGAAAGTTCTACACGACTGTTGATAAGCGGTTACAGATTTTCCGTAAACATTTTGGTTCTTACAGTAGAGTGAAAACCAACGTAATACTCAACGACCTTGAAAGAGTAGTTGTTGAGGCAAGCATCCTCGTCAAACAAGATGGCGAATGGATTGAGTTAGGTAATGACTGCGCAGAAGAGTTCAGGTCTATGGGTATGGTTAATAAAACCTCTGCCCTAGAAAACTGCACTACGTCTGCGATAGGCCGTGCTTTAGCTTGCTGTGGTCTTGGTGGTGGTGAGTATGCCTCTAGCTTTGAGGTTGATAACGCCATCAATGCAAAACCTCAAGCACCTGACTTGAAGAACGGATTCAGCATCCGCAACGCTAGTGGTAACGTCTTGGAGTTCGCTCCTGATAGCGCAACATTTTTGAAGCACCTGCGCAACTACTTAGGCGATCCTGACGCTGATGGCTCAGTTGATATATTCACAATCAACAAAGAGCAGATACTAAAAGCACAAGAGGGAGCGTCAGCTAAAAAGGATGTTGATGCCTACGCTAAACTCATAGCTTTGTATCAAGACGATGAGCCGTCCGAATAGTATCAATGATTTTGTCTTCCTCTGTATGAGGGATGGCAAGTGGTGGACATTTTGGGAACTGCAAAACGTGATCAAAGAAAAGACTGATCGCTTTTACGGGGAACCCTCTTTGTCCGCTGCGATACGTGATTTAAGGAAACCTCCTTTCCGCGCTAAATATGGGATTGATCCTAATATGCCTGAGGTTGTAGAAAAACGACGTATTCATAACAGAAAGGGTTATGAGTACAAATTAATAGGACTTAACTATGAGTGATTATCAAAGCAAACCTAATAGCGGTAGCTTGTGGCATGAGTCAAATGTGAAGGTAGTTCGTAAGGGAACTATCAAATTTGGCGATGAAACAAAATACTGCTCTATATTGAAGTTTGAGAACAGGGAAGGCGAAGAGAAATATGAACTAGCCGTTTCTGTTGGCCTGCTTCATTACAACTCTCCAGAAGAAAAGCGTTCTCCTAAGTCGCCTGATATATACGGCAAGATTACTTGGGAAGACGAGGTTATGAAGTTTGGTGGTTGGGCGAACGTAACAGATAGCGGTAAAGAATACACAGGCGTAAAACTTACTCCTGTTGACGAGCAATCTGATGCGCAACCACGAACTACTACCTCTAAATTTTAATGGACGAGGTAAAAGAACAGTGGATGCACCGTATACGGAACTTAGCACCTCAACTACAACAAGCTGAGAATGACGTATTCGTTGCGGAGGCAAACCTCAAAAGACTATTAGCACAACTAAAGTTGAAAGCTACTGCTGAGGGTTGCCGTACTGTCGCTGCTCAAGAAGTTTACGCCGAGAACTCTCAAGACGTTTATTCTGCTCGTATAGAGATAGGTAAATGCAAAGGAATCTTGATGGGACTCAAGGTGCAACTGAAATCCTTAGAGGTAGGTTTTGAGGAATGGCGCACCAAGATGGTAAACTATCGTGAGGAGAAAAAGAGGTATGGCACTTAAAGGGAGAACTCCTACTGTAGCGGAGAAAGAACACATGGCGCGGGTTGCCGATGTCGGTTGTGTTGTTTGCCGTATGAAAGGCCTAGGTAGAGTGCCTGCTGAGATTCACCACATAGACGGGAAGACTAAGAAAGGTTCGCATTTCAAGGTTCTCCCTCTATGTTTTGATCACCACAGAAGAGGTAGCGACAAGGAGCCTATCTCTCGCCATCCTTACAAAAAAAGATTCGTTGAAGCATACGGAACAGAAGAGGAACTACTCAAGCGTGTGCAAACGTATATGTCCTACGAATACTATGATGATTTTGATGACCTACCTTTTTGATATATTTATTCCGAAATGGGTTGTCATTCTCTAGAGAGCCATTATAATGAATGTATAAATTGAGCCGAAAGGCAAGGAGATAAAATGAAAAAAGCAGAAGCATTTCAAATGATACGAGAAAGAGTTATACAGTTAATGGAAACTGAAGGCTCTAATTGGACTAAGTCTTGGATTGGGAACGGCGTTCCTACTAACTTCCTCAGTAAAAAAGCATATCGTGGCATGAACCACTTTTGGTTAGCTATGCAAGGCTTTTCATCTAATGAGTGGGGAACATTCAAGCAATGGAGCGGTAAAGGTTACAAAATCAAAAAAGGTTCTAAATCTTCTTTCGTAGTGTTTTGCGAAGTAAAGCCTAAGAAAAAAGAGTGGTTAGAAGGAACTGAACTTGAAACTTTCAACGCTACTGGCGTCCTTCCTAAATACTTTCTCTGGAAAGTCTATAACGTCTTCAACGCTGACCAGATTGAAGGTTATGAATCTACTAACGTAGTCAAGAATCCTACTAAAGAACTTACTGTTGAAGAGGTTATGAGTATTGATTCTTTCATTAATCAAACAGGTGCAAAAATCACTGAACATGATCAACCGCACTACAGACCTTCAACCGATACAATCGGTATGCCTCATATCAAAGCGTTCTTTTCAGACGTTGACTACTACTCTACTTTACTTCACGAACTAACTCATTGGACTGGCCACAAAACTCGTTGCGACAGACTTAAAGGAAGTATGTTCGGTTCAGAAGAATATGCTAAAGAAGAACTTGTCGCCGAGATTGGTTCAGCTTTCTTATGTCAACTTCAAGGAGTTGAGAAGACTGTTCGTGCCGACCACGCACAATACCTTAATAATTGGATTGAGATTATCAGCGAAAGTGATAACGCTCTTTCCTCTGCCTTTTCTCAAGCACAAAAAGCGGTTGACTATCTTGACTCATTAGTCAAAGAGAAAGAGGAGGCTGCGTGAGGCTTCGGGTAAAAGGAACCACGTTCTTCGGTCAGTATATGGGTACTGACCGCAAGAGCGGAAAGGTTTTGTTCTTAGATGAGGAAACTAATAAAGTCAAAAGATACGCGCCATCGCGACTTGAAAAGACTTACGACAAAATTGGGAGAGGATTATGAAACTTTGGAACGCCGTAGTTCCTAGAATGCTTAGGAAATACAACATAACTCTGGACATGACCATAGGTGATGCCCTTAACAAAATAACCCTTGAAGAAGATAAAGAAATCTTTGAAGAGGCCATGAAATACCCTAACGGAAATTGGAGGAAGCGTAATGGCTACTTACGAGTTGTTGAAACAGATTGAGCAGTTTGCTGAAAAGCTAAAGGATTATGCGCAAGATGTTAATAATCTTTGCGATCAATTAGAGGAGTTACATGAGATGTCTTGGAAAGACGTCCGTATAGCTGAAATTAATAATATGGGTTTGCCCTGTGATGATAACCATCCATACTTTGACGAGTATCAAGCTATCTTGCAGAGCAACCATGAAACCTATGGAGAGTTCATAGAGGAGTTCAAAAATGGAAGTAGATAAACTTTTGGATTTACAGGCCTTAGTTGAAAACAGACGTAGGCCATCAAACATGAATGATGACACTATGCCTTTTTATTATTCACAGTCTAAGGATCAGTTCATAAACATTTTATTTATGGACTTGGTTCATATGGTAAATGCTTTCAAGTTGACTCTTGAAGAGAACCAAGGCTTGAAGGAACAGATTGCAGAAATGGAATCTATGCCTACAATGGTTGTAAGGCAAGTGTCAAAATGAACGAGGAGTGGTGGACACTACAAGACCAAGACGACACTTGGATTCAGAAACAACAAGAGGAAGAGCAACAGCAAGAAGAAGATGGAAATGTTTGAATATGATCTAGATGACAGTTATGAAAATAACTTTAGTCGTTGGTGGAATATGAACAGTCTTGAACGTGAAATGTGGAATGAAGCTAGATTGGAAAAAGAGGCTGCGGAAGATATGTTCCGTCGCCTTGCTCCAAAGTTTGTTATGGCAAGGAAGCAGATTGCTAAGTTCAATCCGTTTAGGATTGGGAAGAGGTAATCTCTGATTGATACTTGATATTCAATCCCGCTAACGTACATAGCCTGTTTTTTTCATCTAAGCCTTTTTCAGTCAAGGCGAAGGATTCTTTTTCTTCTTTTACAAAACCCTCGGTAATAACTTCTTCCAAAGCACAGCGCGGAACTTCTTCCTTGAACATCACGGACAAGATCGCTCCTAATCGCTTATTCTGAGTCTTGCTCAATGCCATTAAATCTCATACCACTCCTCTCCTTTGAAGAGTAGTCCCTCCGCTTTTCTTCGTCTTTCTAGACCTTCAAGAACTTCACCATTAGCTTTGTTCCAACGTGCCATTTCACTAGGCACTCTATCGTAGTTACCATTGTTGAGTTCTTTCAACATGGTTGAACTTTTGAGATTGCCGACTCCAAGATTGTATGTCCAACACACAAGAGCATCAAATTGATTCTGTTTGAGAGGAACCATCACCCAGTCATTCACGTATCCTTCAAACTCTACTAAATCTTCTTTCAGAAGCTGCTCCGCTTCGTCCTGATTAATTTGATCGCCTTCTTTTACATCTGCGGTATGGCCATAGCCAATCGTCCAGACGTTAGCTGAGCACTGGTAGGCCTCTAGCTCACATCCCTCAAATTTTTTTAATAAAGATTTTCCTTCTTCTGACGTAACCATTTTAATAATCCCCCCATACTTTTGTTTTCTTGCCACCGAAATAAGGAACTGCATGGCCTTCATCAATAAGTATTTGACAGATATCTTTGCCATCAATCGTATGCGGTATTCCTAATACGCGCCCATACTTGTCCGTTCCTTGTGACATTAGTTGTAGCTTTTCGCCACATAATTCTATTAGCCTCTCTTTAGCTTTTAATCCTAACGCCTTTTCTGCCAAGTCCCGCGTTCTAGATTCAGGAGTGTCTATCCCCAAAAGCCTTACTCGTCTTTTGGAAAGAACCACGTTGAAGCCTAAATCAATATCAACGTCTATCGTATCTCCGTCCACAACTCTATCTAAATTGCAGTTGTAGTAATACGGATCAGCCATCTTTGTTGTTTGGCGGTAACATCTTCGCTTTTCCTATATTCAATGCGAGAATTTCTATTCCCTTATATAGCTTACCCAACAGATCATCATCTTTTGGAGTAGGCGTCATCGCTGCTATAAAACTTGCAACACAAACAATAGAGGTTATTACTGAAACGATTTGCACTATCATATCAAACATAATATTCTCCTATGTTGGTCCCGAGTCTAACAGATAATTTACTTTTTTTCAGTATCTTCGTCTTTTTCTTCCGTTTTGTCATATTCGCGATAATAAGCAATTATGCTCAAGATATTGTTCGTATATCTTTTTATTTCCGCCATATTCACAGAAAGATTTTGATACTGTTGAGTAGTCAGCGCGTAGTAAGGTTTAGGAGGAGCCTTTCCTTCTTCAACTAGTTTTAAGTATTCCGCCATGAGTTCAGGCGTTAGTATTTCAAATACAACATCAGTGAGTTGCATCTCCAAAGGAAGTGGTGGGTGATACATCGGTGCCTTTTCTTGAATGGTGACGACTTCTACTGGTTTTGTTGAAGTAGGCAACAAAGAACACCCACCGAGGAGTATTAAAAAACTAGTTGCTAGTAATAGCTTCATCTTCAAATTGTCTCGGGTTCGTGAGTTCTATCAGGTCTTGCATAACCTTTTTAGTACCTGCGTTAACTCTTTTTTCTATCAATCCTGGTTTCATCAGGGCTAAATTGTTTAAATCGTGTCTTGCAAACTTGTCGCGTAGTTGCGTTACCTGTCTTTGCGCTTCTTGGTTTTGTTCTTCTAGTATATTTAACTGACCATTGATACGCTCTTGTTCAGCTAGATGGTTCTTTATAGACTCGTTTTGTTTCTGTATTTCCGTTTCCAGAACGACTGCGTTAGCTTTCAACTGCGCTATTTCTTTCGCTTGGTATTGTATGTAGAACCAACACACTGCCGTAACAGTAACTAGCATACCGCCTAAAATTAAGTTCAATTTAAGTCCCATGTGTATGTCTTGAGTCCTATACTTTTACCTTTCACTTCTATTTCCTTATGATAGTGTAACTCATAATTGCTTTTTATGGCAGTTCGCTCTCCAACCAACAAACTAGCACCATGTTCTTTAGTCGCACTTTCAAGTCTTGCTGCGGTATTTACAGCGTCGCCGATAGCTGTGTAATCAAACCTTTTTTCTGATCCCATATTACCTATCACCGCTTCCCCTGTATTTATACCTATACCGATTGCAACCAGAGGCAAGTTTTTCTCAGACAACTCCTCGTTCAGTTCTTTCATGTTTTCATTTATCTGCCACGCACAAAGCACCGCTCTTGTTTCATGGTCTTCCTGATCAAATGGCGCATTGAATATCGCCATCATCGCATCACCGATATACTTATCTATCGTTCCTTCATATTTCATCACCGCATCAGCTTGTGCTGTAAGAGCGCGATTCATTATATATACTACTTGTTCAGGCGGTAACGCTTCAGACAACGAAGTGAAGCCTCTAACATCAGTGAACAAGAAGGTCGCTTCTTTCTTTTCTCCGCCTAACCTCAGTATTTCTGGATTTGACTGCAATCTTTTGACCTGCCTTGGATCAAGATAATGCTCAAACTGCTTTTTGATTTGTAAGCGCAGTTTATATTGGTCTCTAAAGTTAAGGTAAAATGCGACCGCTGCCGTAATAAATTGACAAATTAAAGCCCAACTGACATCAATCAATAATCCTGAGCGTATCAGGAGAGCTCCTGAGAGGCCTGTAGAGACCAAAACTACAAAAGCTAGGGAAATGCCCCATGTTATGCCTAATCCGTTCACAAAGAGCCATATGGCGATTACAGAGGCTAATAACGTCAATACCTCAACAGCTAAAGCGTAATCAGGTATATAAGGGCTATTTTCAAGCAATATTGATTCAGCTAGTGCGCCTTGTATCTTATGCGGTTCCAAAAGTTGACCATTAGGTATAGCTAATTGTGGCATAACTCCTTTTGCAGTAACTCCAACGATAACGAAGCGTCCTTCAACATTCATTTCCGCTAAGGTTGTTTCACGTGGAACTATCCATGAAATCCACTTTCGGCCATATGAATCAGTCTTCACAGGCGGTAGGCCTTTCACCCTCACCTCTTCTATACCATTAGGGTTCGTCTTAATCACATAGGTATCGCTACCTGTTAGCAACTTCAATATCTGGGTTCCAAAAGCGGGAGTCCAACCATCTTGTGTTTTGTAAAGGAGAGGCATCCTGCGTACTAAGCCATCAACATCAATACGCGCCGAAGATACTCCTTCCATGGCGTTATCACTGAGTTTTGAGTAGTTGCTGATCACTCCGCCTATCTCAATACCACCCACTTCATCACCTAGAATTACGGTTCCAACTGTCTTAGGTGTATCTCCTTTGTCGTTTTCAAAACTTGAAAGAAGGGAAGGAGCTAACGATAACGCATAAGCGAAGTCATCATCGCCTTTGAATCTATCTTCTTGGGGGAAGCTAAGTGCCCATCCAACGCCTATAGCACCTCGCTGTAAGAGTTGTATGTGTATCTCGGCTAAGCGACTGCGACTTAGAGGGTAACCGCCTTCAGCGGTGATATCGTCTTCAGTTATATTTAGCGTTGCAAAATAACCTGATTCTTCTGGCGTAATGACTAAAGAATCAAATATCTTGAGTTTGAGTATTTCAGTAGGCGTTGATTGGAATATAAGTGGCAGTGATAATACTACCAACAAACATAACCCAATCTTATATTTCATTCTTGTGCAAAGCCACGAAATGCTCTGCGTCTACTAGGACGAGAGGTTTGCTGCGGTTACGCTTCAAAACAACTATAGGCTCGTGATCGCCTGAGTTGTATTCCGCTTGGTCATAAGCCTTCCATATATTGACTGCTTCTTGGTTTTTACACTCAATAGAGTACGGGAACGCACGACGGGATTCGTTGCCCATCATTATGTCTTCGCCTTGGCTACCCATAGGCCTTGATTCAATATCAGGCAATCCTAACTGCTCATTCAAGACTGACACGAACCATTGTTGTAGTCTTCTTCCTTTTGCTTTGCAACTGCTCGTCTTCATATTAGTTTGATTGCGTTATAGTTATCGTTGAATCGCTACCTCCATTAACTTTAACTACTCGCGATATTCCATTTTGTATAAATATTATTGTATAAGCATTACTTCCGTCAACGTCTAGTCTTATTATGCCTCCAACAGAACGCCTCAAAGATACTGTTTGTCCTGTAATGATAGTAGTTATTTGAGTGTCTGTATCTTGGCCTATTTCCGTTCCTGTTATACCGATTGACGTTGCAACTTGCGCTAATTGATCCTCTTCTTCTGATATGGCTAGGTCATCAAGAATATCTAATAAATCTTCCAAAAAGTTCACATCAAGATAGTTGATATCAAGTTCCGTAAATTCCAAATCTCTATCATCAAGAAACTCTTCGTTAAGGAAGTCTATATCAAGGTCGTTAAAATCTAGATAATCGCCTCTGCTAGAGTCAATAGATTCCTCAACAAATCTTTCATCTTCCCTAGGCGGATTTACTATTAGCATGTTGTCAATAAACTCAAGCGACAAATCAAGTATCACAGGCTTCGTGGGTTCTTGTAATGAAAGCTGCGCAGTTGTGGCTTCATACGGCTTATTTAACGTAACGCTTCCCATCATTGTTGAAACTACTATTTCTCCTGAGGCATCTCCGTTCGCATCTGGTAAAAGTATTATTAGGCTTCGCCCTAGTTCATCAACAGTACATGTAAAATCTGTCCCTCTTATAGCTATGTCTGCAGTTGGAGTCTTTAAAGAAATGTTTTGCTTGTCTATTCGGTTCAAAGAACTTGTTATGAACCTAGCCGTACCACTAGCGAACTTGAGAGCCATCTTTGACTTTGATGGGTTAGGATCATAGATATACTCATCTATGACTAATTTGGAATGCTCAGTCAAACGAACTTTTGATTCGTCAAGAAAAGTTATCGCAACTCGGCCTGCGCTTGTACGCACATCATCAAGTTGCTGTATATCAAAGTTAAGACTACCTTCGTAATCCTTATCTCTGATGACTTTAGCGTAGCCTGATAGTTCGCTTATCTCACCAACGTCAACAGCTTGTAGAGGTTCCGCCGTCGTTCTGAATGACGCAGATAGTGCCGTTGCTGCCAGTAGAAATGATACGTAACCAATCGTTATCAAGCGTTGACTGTTGTTGGATATTGAATGTTCTGTTGCTGCCATCTTGTTCCAGTTTGAAATAACCACCTGCATATCCGTCGCCATCAAAGGTTACGGTGTTGTCCGAACCATCTATATCCATATAGTTAGTCGCCCCATCATAATCTATACTTGCCGTGATTGAGTTGTCAGAACCTTGTATTATCCAATCTAAATCTAACCCACTTGCAAGGGCAGATGTTGCTTGATTCAAGGTCATAGCGTTTGAGCCACCTGTCACATCCACGTTGACGTTTGAATTATCTGCTCCGAAAGTGTTTGTGGGGTCAGTTTGGATATTGAAGGTATTACTATCACCGTCAAATTCAAAGAAACCTGTGTAGGAATCAGCCCATATATCACCTAGGAATTTATTAGTGTCTCCTATAAGATTTATATCAAGCGTCATATTTGCGCCGTCAAGGTCAAGTGCTGTCATAGTTCCTGCTATTGCATCTGTACCACCGATGAGGTTTCCTGAGCCTAATTGTTCAACATCTATATTGGCCGTTGCGCCAGATTGTTGAATATAGATTTCGTTATCTGCGGAATAGACTGAAAACGGATAACAACATACAACTAACAATGATAATCGTATTAACTTAGTCTTCATCTTTTATACTCCAAAAATTCGCCAAACGACCTTCGTTGATAGTTTGGAGTACTGCAGTCTCTATGGCTGCTTGTAAGGCGATGTTGACGCTTTCGTTTTCAACTTTGCCTTTCTCTATTTCTATCAGTTCAGTTCCGTTTGCAACGAACCTAAATACATCTTGGCTATTTGAAACCGACAGAATCGTTTTCGTAACCAAGACCTCCAATAGAATGCGACCAGTACTTACTGATACGGTACGCAAAGATACTACGACAGTGTCTTGTCTATATTCTTGAGATGAACCTATCCCTAAATATCTTGCTCCTATGCCACCTGACTTTACATTGCTCTCATATCCTACCACAGAACCTTGCATGATTAAACCTGCGAACATTAATGGCTTGAGTTTGTAGTCTTCTTCAAACTGCTCCCTAGTGCTTCTGATTATCTGGCGTTCCTTTGTAATCGCGTCAAGGCCTATCCTTTCTATAACTTCAAAGAAGCCTTTATTTTGAGCGCAAGCGTGCTTCAAGGCTCTAATGAGATAAATGTCAGGTGCTTGTGTAACTGCGGTGCTAAACGTAGCGAACGCGCTGTTTGACCTCCTTTG